TTTATAATACTATGAGTAAACGTATAAATAAATACAGAAAAACAACACCATCAAAAGCATCTAGCTCAAAAGTTAGTTTTGTTAATTTATCATCTTACACATCTCCAGAGATTGTAGAAACAAAGAATAAAGAATGGGTTGAATTTGGTGCTGACAACAATTATTTTCAGTTCTTAATTGACAGAGCAAACGGAAGTGCTACATCAAGTGCTTGTATTACTGGTATATCTCAAATGATATATGGTAGAGGATTAGATGCAACAAATAGTTCAAAAAGACCAGAGCAATATGCAAGAATGTTATCTTTATTTAAGAAAGATGATGTAAGACGTTTTGCATACGATTTAAAGCTATCTGGACAATGTGCAATACAAGTAATATACTCAAAAGATAGAAAGTCTATTGCTAAAGTAGAACACCTACCAATTGAGACTTTAAGAGCAGAAAAATGTGGAGCAGAAGATAAACAAGTACAAGCATATTACTACCATCCAGATTGGGTTAATATAAAGCCATCTGAAAAGCCTTTAAGAATACCAGCCTTTGGTGTTTCTGATAAACCTAAACCAATTGAAATTTTATATGTTAAGCCTTATGAAGCTGGAATGTATTACTATAGTACACCAGACTATCAAGGTGGGTTACAATATGCAGAGTTAGAAGAAGAAGTATCTAATTATCATTTAAACAATATAATGAATGGACTTGCTCCATCAATGTTAATCAACTTTAACAACGGAGTACCAGACGAAGAAAAACAAACCTTAGTTGAGAATAAAATAAAAGCTAAGTTTAGTGGATCGTCTAATGCTGGTAAATTTATACTTGCTTTTAACGATGATAAAGAATCAGCAGCAGATATAAATCCAGTACAATTATCAGATGCACATAACCAATATCAATTTCTTTCAGAAGAATCACAAAAGAAGATAATGATATCACACAGAATTGTATCTCCTATGTTATTAGGTATAAAAGATTCAAGTGGTTTTGGTAACAATGCAGAAGAATTAGAAACTGCAACAGTATTAATGCAGAATACAGTTATAATACCTTTTCAAGAGCTTTTAACAGATGCCTTTGATAAGATACTTGCTTTTAACAATATTAGCTTAAACCTATATTTTAAGACGTTACAACCATTACAATTTATTGACTTAGAAAATGTAAAAGACGAAGAAACAAGAGAGCAAGAAACTGGTGTTAAGATGTCAAAAGTATTTTCTGATTTAGAAGAACTAGGAGAAGAAGAAGATTTAGAGAATTGGGAATTGATTGATGAAAGAAAAGTTGATTATGATGCAGAAGATGAATTAAATGAAGAATTAGAAAAGTTAAACAATCCTAAACTTTCAATGCTTTCAAAGATGTACAATTTTGTTACAACTGGAACTGCTAGACCAAATGCAAAGAGTGAACAAGATGGAGAGAATGAAGAAGGAGTACAATTTAAAGTAAGATATCAATACGCACCTTTAAGTTATAGTCCAAATAGCAGAGAGTTTTGTAAGAAAATGGTAAATGCTGCTAAGATATACAGAAAAGAAGATATAGACAAAATGAGTACAATGCCAGTTAATCCAGGATGGGGTTTAAATGGTGCTGATACTTATGATATATGGTTGTATAAAGGTGGTGGAGATTGTCATCATTTTTGGATGAGAAAAACATATAGAGCAAAGAGTGCTAAGACAAAAGCTGACGTTGGTAATCCAAATGCTGAGGTAAGTGTAAACAAGGCAAAAAAAGAAGGATTTAAACCAGAGGTAAATGCAAAGGAAGTTGCAAAAAGACCAACGGATATGCCAAATAACGGATTTGTAAATAAAAAGAGATAATAGATGGCAACTGCATTATTTATAAGTAGAACAGATTTAGTAAAGAATAGTATTGTTGATGGAAACGTTGATACAGATAAATTTATACAATTTGTTAAGATTGCACAAGAGATACACATTCAAAACTATTTAGGAAGTAAGTTGTATGATAAAATATCAGCAGATATAATTGCAGATACTTTAACTGGTAACTATTTATCTTTAGTTACAGACTATGTACAACCAATGTTGATTCATTACGCAATGGTTGATTATTTACCATTTGCAGCATACCAAGTAAAGAATGGTGGAGTGTTTAAACACACATCAGAAAATGCTGAAAGTGCTTCAAAAGATGAAGTTGATTTCTTAGTACAAAAACAAAGAGACTTTGCAGAATATTATACAAGAAGATTTGTAGATTACATTTGTTTTAATAGCACTTTGTTTCCAGAATACACAAGTAATACAGATTCTGATGTATATCCAGATAAAGATGTAAATTCTTCAAACTGGGTATTATAATGGGTAGATACAAACCAAAGAAACATAATATTGTAAAGTTAAAAAAATACTTAACAAAAAAGACAAAAGATGGCAAACGAAATATATCCAGTTAGTTGGTGGGGTAATCCAGTTCAGAATGGCTGGGGTGGTATTTATTATGATTTATCAGTAACAAGTGCAATACCTAGTTTATTAACTACACTACAAGCAAGAGCATCTTATTACGAGAATGTAACTTGTACAACTGCAACATTAACCGAATTAGAAAACATAGAATAGGATGGCAGATAATTTATTAGATAAAGCATCAATATTACTTACACCAACTGCATACGACAATGGAAGTATGTTAAGTATAAAGCCAGAGAATGGAGATGGAGATTTTGACTTTGAAAGAAATTCTGCTGCAACTAGAGTTAATGCACAAGGTTTAGTTGAGAATGTACAGATAATTAGTTCAGAGTTAGTTTCAAATGGTAACTTTTCACAGATAGGTACAGAAGAAGTATTAAACGGAAACTTTTCACAAGAAGGAAGTGAGTTAGTTACAAATGGAGATTTTGCAACTGATAGTGATTGGACAAAAGGGAATGGTTGGAGTATTGGAGATGGTAAAGCTAATAGTGATGGTAGTAGTGGATATTCTTTCTTACAACAAACTGGCGTAGTTGATAATGGTAAGGTGTATAGATTAACATATTCTGTAACTAATTATGTTAGTGGAACAATAGAAGTTGGTGTTGGTGGTGCAGGTAACAATAATATACAAAGAAATTCTGTTGGAGATTTTGTTGAATACCATACATCAAATGGAACTAACTTAACTATGATATCAAGAAGTTTTGTCGGCTCAATAGACAACGTTTCAGTAAAAGAAGTCGGACAAAATTGGAATTTAGGAAGTGGTTGGAGTATTGGAGAGGATAAGATTGTTGCAGTAAATGGTGATAGTTATGGAACTAATCAATTAAATGTAATACAAATTAATAAAAATTATAAAGTTACATATACTATTGAAGATTATATCTCGGGAACTGTAAATTTAAGAATGCACACTTTAAATTTACAAACAAGAAATTCAAACGGAACTTTTACAGAATATTTTACCTCTGTTGGAGACCATTTATATATACAAGGAGGTAATAATTTCAACGGCTCTATAACAAACATCTCAGTAAAAGAAGTAGGGCAAGATTGGACGTTAGGTACTGGATGGAGTGTAGACCAAGCTAATGGTCAATTAGTTAGGGAATCAGCAGTGTCTGGCTCATATGCTCAAACAAGTTATGACTTAGGTGTAATAGGAAATAAATACTCAATAACTATTGATGTTGCAGAAGTAACTAGTGGTGTTTTGTATGTATATGGTGGTTTAGGTGGTACACCAGCAATAAATATTACATCTTCTGGAGTTTATACAATAAATCATATTTGGGCATCAGACCAGCCTTTAGGTATATTTTGCAATAATAGTTTTGTTGGTAAAGTAAATAGCATCTCAGTAAAAGAAATAACAGACGATACAAACATACCAAGAATAAACTACGAAGGGTTTAGTTATCAAGATGCTTTAGGAAGTGAGTTAGTTGTAAATGGTGATTTTAGTAATGGAAGTGCTAATTGGAGTTTGTCTGGCTCTAATATAAGTATTGCAAATGGCAAGGGTATTTCTACTGGCTCTAACTTTGGGGCTCAATTCAAACAAACTATATTACAGACTAATAAAACCTATAAATTAACTTTTGATATAGTTGATTATACAAGTGGTTCGATAGGTTTAACTGCTAACTATTATGGAGAACAAAATGTTTTTAGCTCAATAGGAACGCACACTGCTACATTTACATCTTTAAATCAAACAGAACTAAGGATATATTCAGAAAACTTTGTTGGCTCAATAGACAACGTATCTGTAAAAGAAGTTACAGGTCAAGAAGTAGTACCAGATAGTGGTTGTGGAAGTTGGTTATTAGAACCACAGAGTACGAATTTGATAACTTATAGTGAGGATTTTAGTGATTCAAGTTGGACTAAAAGTGGTGTTACATTAACATCTAGCCAAGTTTCGCCAAGTGGAGATAGTACTGCATATAAGTTAGATTTTTCTGCTAACAATGATTATATTCAAGCAAGTGTTTCTGGATTAAATACGTCTGAAGAATATACTTTATCTTTTTATGCTAAAGTTCAATCGGGCAGTACTACCATTGAATCTGGAAATATTAATGGGGGTGTTTATGAAACTTTTACTGTTACTGACCAATGGCAAAGATTTGAAGTTACTCAAACTCCAAGTAGCACAGAACGATTTCCAAGACCAATAAGGTCTAATGGTATCGATGAAATTTACTTATGGGGAGCACAATTAGAACAACAATCCTACGCAACCTCGTACATTCCCACTTCGGGAGCTACAAACACTAGGCTACAAGATATTGCAAACAATAGTGGTAACTCTAGTTTAATAAATAGCACAGAGGGTGTATTGTATGCTGAGATAGCAGCTTTTGTTAATAGTGGAGCTACAAGATATTTAGGATTAAATGATGGAAGCTCAAGCAATAGGGTTGTTATTCTTTATGATGGTACTTTAAACAGAATAAGGGCAATAGTTTCTAGTGGTGGTACTAAATATGCAGATTTATATTATAGTGTAACTGATGTTACAGATTTTCATAAAGTAGCAGTCAAATATAAAGCTAATGATTTTGCTTTATGGATTGATGGTGTAGAAAGGGTAACTGAAACAAGTGGCTCTGCTCCTATTGGATTAAATGATTTAGATTTTGAATTATCAGGTAGTCCTTTCTACGGAAAAACAAAAGCAGTAGCAATTTACAAAGAAGCATTAACAGATGCAGAATTACAATCTTTAACAACAATATAAAATGCACATATACAAATTAGTTTTTGATACAGAACAACAAGGCAAACAAATCTTAATTGATAACAACGTTTGGGAAGAAGTAACAATAGAAGGTGTTACAACTATGCAATACATAAACGGAACAAAAGGTGTTGTAAATATTGGTAAGGTAATTAATCCACAAGCTACA